GAAAACAAGTTAGAAAAAGTAAACGAAAAACTGGACAGGAAAGCGGACAAATCATGAAAGACCCGATTTTGGAAGCCTTGGCGCGTATTGAAGCAAAGCAGGATGACATGCTCGCCAATCAGGCGCGCATGGACGAAGAATTGCGGCAAATTAAGAAAGACTGCAAGAAATCTGCTGCGGTTTACGGCGGTCTCGGCGGCGTGATTGTAACGACCGGCTGGGAGTTGCTGCGAGCCAAGTTCGGGGGCTGATATGGCACATCCGAAAGAAACCCGCGAAAAGCTGCGCCGACTGTACGTCAGTGACGGCCACACGCTCGAAATTGCGGCGATGATGTGCGAAATCCCGACAGCTACCGCCCGTAGTTGGAAACGTGCCGCCAAAGAGACCGGCGACGATTGGGACAAAGTACGCGCAGCCCATACTTTGGCCGGAAGCGGCATCGAAGACTTGAGCCGTTCGCTACTGGCGGGTTTTTTAGTTCAATACCAATCAACGATGACGATGTTGCAAGACACGTCGGTCGAGGAGTTGATGCCGTCCGAGCGCGCCAAATTGTTGGCGAGCCTGTCGGATGCGTTTACCAAGACCGTGGCGGCAAACAAGCGGGTATTGCCTGAAGTTCAAGAATCTGCGATTGCCATTAAAGTCATCGAAAAGCTGTTTGCCTATATTGCCGACCAACATCCAGATATGTTGGCTGCATTTGATACGGTATTGCAAGGCTTTCAAACTGTCATTGAGAAAGAGTTTTAATCATGCAGGGAAAATTAAGCCAATCCGAACTGCGTGCCCGAATGTCCGCCATCCGGGCAGACATCAATCGGCGCATCAGTGCGGCGGATATCGGATTATCTGCTGCGCCTGCGGATATTGCCGAGCGTCGCGCCAAAGTGATGCAGTGTACGCCCGAGGCTTTCCGTTTTTTCTGCAAGACTTATCTGCCGCATTATTTCCCCGACGACAGCGAATCTGTTTTCCATACATGGGCATACACAGAGCTACCCGAAATCGAAAAAGAGCCGGAGTCGGTCTTGCAGGGTTGTGCGGCATCGCGCGGCGAAGCGAAAACATCGCTGACCGTACAGGCGTTTGCCCTTTGGCGCGAAGTGCGCAATGCCAAACACAATACCGTCATCGTATCTGACACCGAAGACCAAGCCGACGCCATCGTCGAGGCCATTAAAACTGAACTGACCGACAATCCCGCGTTGCAGTTGGACTTTCCTGAAGTCTGTGGGCAGGGGCAGGTATGGCGTATCGGTGAAATCCGAACCCGCCAAAACAACCAATTCAAAGCCTATGGCGCGGGACAAGGCATTCGCGGCGCGAAAAAAGGCGAGGTGCGCCCCGATGCGGTCTATCTCGACGATTTGGAAAATGAAAAACATTCCGAAAACATCCGCCTGCGCGACAAACTGACCAAGTGGATAGGCAGCGTTATCAATCCTTTGGGCGGCGCGGGTGCGAAGTGCGACATTTTGTATGTCGGTACGATTTTATGTTTGGACAGTGTATTGGCGCGGGTGTTGAAAAATCCGTTTTGGCGCAGTGTGCGCTTTTCCGCCATCATGAAGTGGCCTGTCAATATGGATTTGTGGGCGGAATGGGAAAACATCTACCGCAACACGCCAAAAGAAAACCGCGCCAACGAAAAGGCGGCTCAGGCGTTTTACGAAGCAAACGAAGCGGCAATGTTGGAAGGCAGCGAAGTGAGTTGGAGCAAACGACCGCTTCTCGCCCTGATGAAAATCCGCGCCCGCGACGGCATCCATGTTTTTAACTGCGAGTACCAAAACCAGCCGGGCAATCCCGAAAATGCGATTTTTGCTGATTATTTGGACAACTGTTATTACCGCACCCTGCCGCATGATGTCGTGTATTTTGGCGCGGTTGATCCTTCGTTGGGCAAACAGGGCAAAGGCACAGACCCATCCGCCATTTTAGTCGGTGGCTACCAACGCGCCACTGGCACGCTGTTTGTGGTGGAGGCGTCCATCAAGAAGCGTGTCCCGAGTCTGATTATTCAGGATGTCATCAGAATGCAAAAGCAGTACGGCTGCCTACTGTGGGTCATCGAAACCGTCCAGTTTCAAGAATTTTTCAAAGACGAACTGATTAAAGAGGCAGCAAAACAGGGGACACATGTTCCTGCGCGTGGAGTCAAACCAAGCGCAGAAAAAGTGATGAGGATTGAAAGTATACAACCGCATTTTGCCAACGGATTTATCAAACTGTTACCGGAGCAGCGTGTATTGATTGAGCAGTTGCGGGAGTTCCCCGATGCCGACCACGACGACGGCCCCGATGCGTTGCATATGCTGTGGTCGGTGGCGGTGGCGAATTGTGTGCCGATAGAATGGCAAAGCCCTACCGATAACGATTTTGGTGACGAGATAAAAAGTAAATGGAGCCGATAATGGCAAAAAAGAACAATAAAACTAAAATCCAAAAGCCCGAAGCTGCATTGCAGACGGACGTGGCTCAAATTACGGCGACCGGTCGAGTTATCGCCGAACATCCGTCCAATTTTATTACGCCACAAAAGATGCGCGCCCTCTTCGAGGACGCGGAAAGCGGCGACATCCGCGCCCAACACGAGCTTTTCGCGGACATTGAGGAGCGCGACAGCGACATCGCGGCAAATATGGGTACGCGCAAACGCGCGCTGCTGACGCTCAACTGGCGCGTCGCCCCGCCGCGAAATGCGACGCCCGAAGAAGAAAAGCTGTCCGACCAAGCCTACGAAATGATGGACAGCCTGCCTACCCTCGAAGACCTGATTATGGATTTGATGGACGCTGTCGGGCACGGATTTTCTGCGTTGGAGGTCGAGTGGGTATTTTCAGACGGCCTTTACCTACCCCGAAACTTTATCCACCGCCCGCAAAGCTGGTTCAAATGGGACAAAGACGACGGGCTGCTGCTACGTACCCGCGAAAATCCGGAAGGCGAAGCGTTGTGGCCGCTGGGCTGGGTCGTTCATACCCAAAAATCGCGCAGCGTCCAGCAGGCGCGCAACGGGCTTTTCCGCACGCTTGCCTGGCTGTATATGTTTAAGCATTACGCCGTGCATGATTTTGCCGAGTTTTTGGAGCTTTACGGCATGCCCATCCGTATCGGCAAATACGGGGCGGGTGCAACGGAGGAAGAAAAACGTACGCTGTTGCGCGCGGTTGCCGAAATCGGCCACAACGCGGCGGGCATCATGCCCGAAGGCATGGAAGTCGAGCTGCATCAAGCGGCCAGCGGCACGACTGCCACCAGCAACCCGTTTTTGCAGATGGCCGACTGGTGCGAAAAATCCGCCGCGCGCCTGATTTTGGGGCAAACGCTCACCAGCGGAGCCGACGGCAAAAGCAGCACTAATGCGCTGGGCAAAGTGCACAACGAGGTGCGCCGTGATTTGCTGGTGTCGGATGCCAAGCAAGTGGCACAGACCATTACCCAACAGATTATCTTGCCCTACCTGCAAATCAACCATCCTAATACCGACCAGAACCGCATACCCAAATTTGAGTTTGATACGCGCGAGGCGGAGGACATTGCGGTAATGGCCGAAGCCATCCCTAAGCTGGTGGATGTGGGCGTTCAAATCCCGGAGAGTTGGGTGCGCGACAAGCTGGTAATTCCCGAGCCTGCCGAGGGCGAGCGGGTGCTGGCGCGTGTGGTGCCGGATAATCCCGTGCATCAAGCTGCGCTGGCGGCATTGTCCGCACGCATACCGGCAGGCCGCCCCGCCGCCCGCGAGCAGCAGGTATTGGACGGCTCATTGGACGAGGCGTTGGAAATGCCCGACTTTAACGCGCAGCTCAATCCGATTATCAAACAGGCGGTGGCCGCGCTGGCAGCGTGTGATAGCTACGAAGAGGCAGATGCCGCCTTGACCGCGCTCTACCCGCAGTTGGATAACCAAACCCTGCAAGGCTATATGCAAAATGCGCTGTTTTTGAGCGATCTGTTGGGGCAAGCCAATGCCAAGCATTAAGTTTGCCCTCGGCCTCAAACCTGCAAAAGCGATTGAGTGGCTGCAAGCCAAAGGCGTGACCGCCGAAAGCTACCGCAACCTGACGGCCTCGGAAATCGCCAAGGTGTACACCATCGCCCGCATAACCGATTTGGATATGCTCAACGATATCAAGCAATCCATGATTAAGGCGGCCGACAACGGGCAAGCATTTGCCGATTGGCGCAAAGACATCTTGCAGCACCTGCAAAACAAAGGCTGGCTGCACCCTAACGGCCACGATGGCAAAGTTATTATTGACCCGACCAGCGGCGAAGTATTTGGTGCGCCGCGCCGGTTGGAAAATATCTACCGCACCAATATGCAGACGGCTTACAGTGCCGGCCAATATCAAGGCTATATGGCCAACATCGACAGCCGCCCGTATTGGATGTATGACGCAGTGGGCGACCACCGCACACGACCGGCACACGCTGCGATGGATGGCTTGGTGTACCGCTACGACGACCCGTTTTGGGCAACCTTTTACCCGCCCAACGGCTATCGCTGCCGCTGCTCGGTGATTGCGTTGAGTGAGCGCGATATGCAACGCGACGGCAAAGTGTTGAGCCAGTCGGGCGAACATAATTTGGTGGAGACCCATAAGGTCTACAACAAAAAAGGCGACAGCTACCCGACGATTGCCTATAAAGCACCCGACGGCAGCCTGCACACCACCGACCGTGGTTTTGGCTACAATGCCGGCCGCATGAATTACCGGCCGAATTTAGACCAATACGACCGTGGTTTGGCGCATGAGTTTGCAAAGGCGGAAATGGGCGGTGCGGAATTTAAGGCGGTGTTTAAACAGCTTTCGGAAGAGTTTTATGAAGTGAAAGGCCGTCTGAAAATTGACGGCAAGCCTGATAATGCCGAAAAAATCGACATCCGCAACAAGTTGTCGCGGCAAGTGAAATTTGCGGCAGGCGTGTTGAGTAAAGAAGTGCAACAACGTACGGGGTTGAAGCGGGCGACTGTTTGGTTATCGGACGATACACTGATTAAGCAGGTGGATAGCCGAGAGGGGCAAGGTTTTGCGGAGGATTATTATGCTTTTCTGCCTGAATTTTTGGCTAATCCAGACCATATTATCAGAGATGGCAGAGAGTTGATTTTTACAACTCAACGCAATCAGGAATATTTATGGGCGGTTTTGAAGTATATCGACGACGTGGAGGAAGTATATTTGCAGTCGTACCGAATCAGTAATGAGAAAGAAATCAGAAAACTAATGGAAAAGAAAGAAGTGTTGAAGTAAGACATCGGGCAAGGCTCGAAATCACTTGCACACGCTCTCGGTCACCCTTTCGGGTAGGCTGCGGTATCGAGATTATCACCGCTTTTCCGATGTCTTGAGATGATTATAGCATGATTGAAGTCCAAATCGACAACCTGTTTGTGGTGCAAAACCAGCTCGAACGTTTGGGCAGTGGCGTGGAAAACCGCTATCTGCTTATGCGCCGCTTATCGGAAACCATGCACAAAGGCGTGCGTGATAATTTCCGCGCGGGCGGCCGTCCGAAATGGTTGGGGCTGAAATACCGCAACGGTAAGCCGCTGAACGATACCGGTGCGCTACGCAACAGCTTCAGTACCTTTTCCGACAATGACACCGCGCTGGTTGGCACCAATCTGGTTTATGCTGCGATTCACAATTTCGGCGGCATGGCGGGACGTGGCCGCAAGGTGCGTATTCCGCAGCGTGAATTTTTGGTTTTGAGCAACGACGACAAGCAGGCTTTAATGGATGATGTGCAGGATTATTTCGCCAATCTGATCGGCTGATTTTCAGACGGCCTGAAAAACGCGCTTTTTAGCGCGTTTTTTTATGACGGTAAGGCAAACCCCTATCAGAAGATTTAAACGCAATCCTAGGCGAATTTAAAAAGGCTCTGAAACGGATTTAATTCTATCGGCTGAATGTCGGCGGCGGGTTTGAAGCGTGTCCGCTCTTTATGGTGTGAAAAAAGCCGGAAAATGGCCACTATCGACAAGGAGTGGAATATGCCTAAAGACAAACAACAACTGAGTCTCGCTGCGTGTAGCTTTGAGGTGCAGCCGAAAGACGGCCGCATTCAGCTGCTGCCCTATGGTGAGTTTCGCGCGGTGGACGGCCGCCCGAATGATGTGCCGGCTTGGTTTTTAACTGAGGAAAACGGCAATGATGTCGTGGCTTTGGCCAATGCTTCGCGTAATCAGTTGGTGGTCGATTATGAGCACCAGACGCTTTATAAGGAAAAAAACGGCCAGCCCGCACCTGCCGCCGGTTGGATGCGCTGGCTGGATTTTACGCCTAAAGGCTTGTTCGCCGATGTCGAGTGGACGGATAAAGCGGCGGCTGCGATTGCGGCCAAGGAATACCGCTATGTCTCGGCGGTGTTTTCTTACGACACTAAAGGCTACGTCCGCAAAATCTACCATGCCGCGCTGACCAATTATCCTGCGTTGGACGGCATGGACGAGGTGTTGGCGGCTGCGTCGGCACAGTTTATCAAACCTGAAACGGAGCAAACCCCGATGAAAGAGTTGTTGCAACAACTGCTCGGCCTGCCGCAGGCAGAGGAAGCCGAATTAACCGCAGCCCTGACTGCGCTTTTGCAGGCCAAACCGAAAGATGTGGCTTTGTCTGCCGCTATCTTTAAAGATTTGGCCGATAAAGACGACAAAATCGCCGCGCTGTCTGCGCAAGGCGGCCAGCCTGATTTGACTCAATATGCGCCGGTGTCGGTAGTGGCCGAGCTGCAAAGCCAAGTGGCTGCACTGACTGCCGAACGCGAAGCCGATAAAGGCCAAGAGCTGATTACCGCTGCTTTGAGTGCAGGTAAATTGCTGCCGGCACAAAAAGAATGGGCTGAAGGCGTATTGAAACAGCCAAACGGCTTGGCATTTTTAACCGGCTTTATTGAAAACGCCCAGCCGGTCGCTGCACTGGCAGGCTCGCAAACGGGCGGCAAAGCACCCGACGAACGCGTCGCCGCACTGACTGCGGAAGAGGCAGCCGCAGCAAAAATGCTGGGCATGTCCGGCGAAGAATTTGTAAAAATCAAAGAAAGCGAAGGTAAGTAATGAATAAGGCAGCAATTTTAGCCGCCCTGACGGCAGCATTCCGCAAAGAGTTTCAGTCCGGCTTAGATTCGGTTAAGCCTGACTACCCTGCTATCGCTATGACTATTCCGTCAACAACTTCGACGAATACTTATGCGTGGCTGGGCAAATTCCCGCAAATGCGCGAGTGGGTCGGCTCACGTCAGATCAAAAAAATGAGCAATCAGGCAATGAGCTTGGAAAATAAAAAATTCGAAGCGACTGTTGGCGTGGCTCGCACTGACATCGAAGACGACCAAGTAGGTATGTACCGTCCGATGATGGCCGCAA